GAACTGCCTGAGTTTGCCTACGACTTCAACAACATTGACGGCTCAAGCGTAGCTGAAGATGATGAAAACTTGCACGGTCACGCAGGTATGCACGATGTCAAGCCTGTATTGGCGGCACAGCATAAGCAAGACCCCCGCGATCTGCTGAAGCACCACTACTCAGCTTTCTGCCAGCCAGAGTTCTGGCTTGAGCGTCCACGCACAGTTCCTGAATTACATGACTTAGACCTACAGCTTGCCGCATCCACAATGGGTGACTTTGCTGAAGGCTGGAGACTAGCTCAGAAGTTAGAAGCAGAAGAGCCTAGCAACCACCGAGCCGCCTATAACCGTGGCTGGTACTACCTGCGTCAAGGTCAAATCCAAAAGGGCTACGGCTTGATGGACAGAGGACGAATCGTAGGTGTCTTTGGTAACTCACGCCCTGATGTGCCTACACCGCAGTGGGATGGCAAGACAAAGGGTACGGTCATGCTGTATCTGGAAGGCGGTCTGGGCGATCAGATTCACCAGATTCGCTATGCCAAGCTGATTGCAGAGCGTGGCTGTAAGGTGGTGGTGTCTTGTACTGGCCCACTAGCATCATTGTTCCAAGGCGTAGAAGGCGTATCAGCCGTTGTACAGCACGAGGCTACCTTTGGTATCTACCACGACTTCTTTGTGTCTGGAATGTCTGCTGTGGTTCCTCTAGGCTTAGAGTTGCGTGACCTGTCTGGTGCGCCATACCTTGAAAAGCCAATGTCGATCAAAGGGCGCAAGAAACGCATCGGTCTGCGCTGGCAGGGCAACAGTAAGTTTGAGCACGAACACAATAAGAAATTCCCTTATGAACTCATGTTTGAGGCGGTAAAGGATATTGATGCTGAGTTTGTTTCCCTTCAAAGAGATGAAGGAATGGAAGCGTGTCCAGCTTGGGTTAAGCAAGTCCCCTTGAATACTTGGCAAGATACCCAGCAAGCTGTAGCAAGTTGCGATCTGGTCATCTCAGCTTGTACCAGCGTGTCACACCTATCGTCTGCCATGGGCGTAGAAACTTGGGTAATAACGCCTGTAATGCCATACTTTTTGTATTCCATGGACGGCGACAAAACACCATATTACGATAGCATGAGACTGTTTAGGCAAGAAGTTTACGGCGATTGGACGCATCCGTTCTTGTCAGTTAAAGCAACTTTGATTAAAATGTTTGGGCAACCTAAACTAAGGAATGTGGCGTGACTGAAGAATCTTGCACCGTGTATGAGATTGCCAACCAGTTGGATGGCATGAAATACTTTGGTGTAACAAAAAATCCACACAAACGGTTTATTTACCATTGTGCAAAATCAAAAACTAAATCGTACATTTCTCATGCAATAGCAAGACATGGGAAAGAAAACTTCCAAATAAAAGTGCTTCTGGTAAGCAACCGCAGGTACTGCTTGGAAATGGAAGCAAAACTTATCAAAGCGTACAACACAGTTGCACCAAATGGGTATAACATTTGTGGTGGTGGTGAAGGCCCAGTTGCTTCATTATTTGGCGATAAGAATCCAATGTTTGGCAGAAAACAAAAGCCAGAATCAGTTGCCAAAAGCAGGGCTGGTGTTTTGGGTTCAAACAATTATTTAGCTAAAGAGTTTGTGGCTACCGACCCTACTGGTAAACAATACACTGGCAAGGGCTTGGCGCTTTTTTGTTTGGAGCATGGTTTGCATACTTCCAATATGGCGCAAGTGGCTAGGGGTTTGCGGAATCATAGCAAAGGCTGGAAGGTTCAATATGTTTAATCTGTCTAACAAGCCAGCATTGAGGAGTGTAGCGTGAGCTTTAGATACGCCGCTGGGATTAACAAGCCGGGGTTCAACCCGCTGGCGGTTCAAGTGCCTTCGTATACTTATGAGTTGTGGAGTTGGGGTACTGGTAGTAATGGTCAATTAGGCTTAAATAACCTTACCAATTACTCCTCACCAAAGCAAGTTGGCGCATTAACAACATGGATAACTATAGCGTGTGGTAATACTTTTACCCTTGTCATTAAAACAGATGGCACACTTTGGTCTTGGGGAAGTAATAGTTCTGGACAATTAGGTTTAGGAAATACTACAGATTATTCAAGTCCAAAACAAGTTGGCGCACTTACAGCTTGGTCTAAAGTCGCGGCGTGTAAGTCTAGGCAAAGTTCTCTAGCCATAAAAACAGATGGCACTCTCTGGTCTTGGGGGAATAACGCTAATGGACAACTTGGTTTAAACAACACAACATCTTACTCCTCACCCAAACAAGTTGGCGCGTTAACTGCATGGTTATCAGTTTCTTGTGGTTTTTATATGTCAGCGGCAATAAAAACTGACGGAACACTTTGGACTTGGGGGCGAAACAATAGAGGCACATTAGGACTGGGCAACACCACCTACTATTCTTCACCAAAACAAGTTGGGGCATTAACCAATTGGCTAAGTATTGCATGTGGATATTCACACGCAATTGCCACCAAAACAGACGGAACTATTTGGAGTTGGGGCGGTAATAATCAAGGGCAACTGGGAAATGGAAATACAACTGAACGCAGTAGTCCTGCTCAAATAGGAGCGTTAACTACTTGGGATAAAATTGGAGCAAACCTAAGATCAACATTGGCAACAACAACAGCAGGAACGCTCTATGCATGGGGTGGTAATGCTTCAGGTCAACTTGGTTTGAATTCCGCAACATACGCATTTTCTACTCCCCAACAAGTGGGTGCACTTACCACATGGTCTAATCTTGGGACTGGGAATGTCCATACCCTAGCTACTAAAACAGATGGTACGCTATGGTCGTGGGGAGGTAACGGTGCTGGTGAATTAGGTGATGGCACTACAACCACTAGATCATCTCCTGTTCAAGTGGGTGCTTTAACTTCGTGGTCATCCGTTACGGGTGGAAATTCCTACTCCTTTGCCCTTAAATATTAAAAAATTATGCCAGTCATTTACCCCGGCGTTCAATACTCAGGTATCTGGAACATCAGCAGTCAAGCCAATGCTAAGGCGGCGGGAACTTGGCCTGTACAGCCGGGGCCAGCTTTGTTTACTTGGGGTAGCAATGCTTTTGGTGAATTAGGGATTGGCAACATAACCAATTACTCTAGCCCAAAACAAGTTGGAACTTTAACTGCGTGGTTAGATGTTGCATCTGGAGAATATAGTTCTTTGGCTCTTAAAACTGACGGAACTATTTGGTCTTGGGGGAAAAATGCTTTAGGTCAGTTAGGTTTAGGGAACACCACAAACTATTCATCGCCTAAACAGATTGGAGCTTTAACTACTTGGTATTCCATATCTTTAGTTGGGACTTCTGCATTTGCCATTAAAACTGATGGAACACTCTGGTCTTGGGGTAATAACGGCAGTGGTGAATTAGGACTTAACAATTTAACTAGTTACTCATCACCTAAACAAATTGGTTCGTTAACAACTTGGGCAGGTGTATTTGCTAATGGTTCTGCAAACTTTGCCATCAAAACAGATGGCACTTTATGGGCATGGGGTGGAGCTAATAGCCAAGGACAATTAGGGTTAGGCAATACAACAGCATACTCCTCGCCTAAACAAGTTGGTGCTTTAACTAGTTGGTCAAAAGTTGGTTCTGGGTATGCCGCCGCATCTATTGCGGCTATTAAAACAGATGGGACTATCTGGGCTTGGGGATACAACGGAGAGGGTCAATTAGGACTTAATAATATTACAGACTATTCTTCTCCCAAGCAAATAGGCGCTTTAACCACATGGACAAAAATTGCCGTCTTTACTAGAGCGTGTATGGCTATTAAAGGTGGAACTTTGTGGGGATGGGGAAGAAATACTACAAATGGGGTTCTGGGCCTTGGTAATTTAACTAACTATTCAAGCCCAAAACAAGTTGGCTCGTTAACTAGTTGGTTGTCTGTAACTGGTGGTTATTCAGCAATTGCTTTAAAAACCGATGGGACTTTATGGTCTTGGGGTAAAAATAACCGAGGTCAATTAGGTTTAGGTGATACAACTAATAGATCATCTCCAAATCAAGTTGGAGCTTTAACAACATGGTTAAAAGCAACTTGTGGATACAACAATACAATATCAATTAAAACCACTTAATTTTTTCACAAGGAGTCTTAAATGACACATTATGTACAAGTCCTCAATGGTGAGGTCAAACAAGTGATATAATGTGTGCATGGACGCACAATTTTGTTATTACATTTACGCTTATCTACGGGATGACTGGACTCCTTATTACATAGGTAAAGGAAAAGGCAGACGCTTACGAGCGCCACATAAAAAGAACATTGCCGTTCCTAAAGATCGTACAAGAATTGTGTTGATGGAATCTAATTTGTCGGAAGTTGGTGCATTGGCACTTGAGCGCAGATACATTGGTTGGTATGGCAGAAAAGATATTGGTACTGGGATATTGAGAAATTTGACTGATGGTGGAGAAGGTCAGTCTGGGCGGGTTTTATCTGAAGACCACAAGGCAAAGATAAAAGCGTCAATGGTTATGAATGCTTTTTGGATTGGAAAAGTAGTTCCAGATGATGTGCGGCAGAAAATGTCGGTTGGAAGAACTGGGATGAAGTTATCCGAGGAGCATAAAAACAACATTCGTCAGTCTTTGCTTGGTAAAATTAAATCTGAAGAAACAAGGTTGAAGTTGAGCCAAGCAAACAAAGGAAAGCCAAGCAACCGCAAGGGTGTTAAAGTTTCCGATGAAACAAGACAACGAATGATTGAGGCTCGGAATAAAAGAGTTTTAAACACTGTAAATTTTTAAGGAGTTATTTATGACACATTATGTTCAAGTATTGAACGGCGAAATTAAATCCGTCTGGGACACACCTCCCGCAGAAGGCGTAGGCAATAACGGCTGGCGCAACGCTGTGGAAGTTCGTCCTGCAATCACAGCACACCGTCAGGGCTACACTGCCCACCGCTTTGATCTGAACACTGATCCTGTTCAAATCATCTGGGACACATACGAAATCTCCGTGGCTGACCGCAAAAACGGTATGAAGTCCAACGCAGGATTTACATTCCAGCAAGTGGTGATG